CTTGGGGCCCCTTGACGTGTAGCGATACATGTCCTGAATGTGTTCAATCTGCGCAGATTACGTGCAATTAAGCACGTTAGCATCGAGCGTTTCAGCTCTCAGATTGACTTCCAAATGGAGCATAACGAAATGACCTTTGTACAGAACCCTAGAGTCCGTGACCTCAATGTTGCAGCTAAGAGGAAGACCAATTATTTGGGCTACTTTATTAGCGCGCAACTAGATGGCGGCGGAAATTTCATACAGTGGTTGCAAAACACTGTAACACATCACACTAGTGGTGCGTTTCCCCCTCAGAAAAGACAGATCATGCGTGATGAATTACATCATCGAACGAATGGTCGGTTTTTAACTGGCGGAGATATGAAGTCTCTTAAACTAGAGTGTCTGTATGACCCTTCAGGGGTCTATGGTTCGTCAACGTATATCAATAAGACATCGACCGGTAAGACTAACCGGAAGTATGTCGGGGGCTTCACTGCCCCCAGTGACTCGATGTTTGGGTTAGATTCGGATTTCATTACTCCGACTTCTACCTTTTCATTGACATCACCGTTGATACCATCTATGGGGTCCTATGGAGACAAGGCTTGGTCTCGAACCAAGCCTAAGCTTGGGGAATCTCAGTTCTTCAACTTCGCCGCAGAATTGCGGGAATGGCCTATGCAACTTAAGACGACGGCTGAGGGTTTCCACTATGCGTGGAAATCAATAGCCGGCGATTCCAGGTACTATACCCGGGGTTATTCACGTTCCGAAAGGATCGCGAATGAACTTAAGCATGCTATGGGTCCTCGTGAAGCAGCTGAACAGTTCCTCAATGTGGCCTATGGCTGGCTTCCTTTCATCGGGGATTTACAAAAACTTGCCAATGTGGTTGGTTATTGGCACAACTATGTTGTGAAATATACCAAGTACAATGGCGTTCCCGTTAGAAAGGCTGTCTCCTTGTTTGACGATACACAGATCACGCAGCTAAGCCACGTGGATAACCCGGTAAGTGGTATTTCATACCCCATGCCGTGTTTTCCCGTATCTTGGCCTGCTGATTTTTTCGTGTCGCCACCATCCTGGACGCTTGAGCAAATCGAAACTACTCATGTGTCTGGGGTGGGCAACTTCACGTATTATCGTCCAGAATTCGATGTCTCAACCAGTTATTTTGATACTGACTGGGCGAGAATTAATCGTTTCTTAACGATTTCTGGGGCAAGAATTACCCCATCGTATCTGTATAACGCTATGCCGTGGACCTGGCTCGTCGACTGGTTTTCCAACCTGGGAGACTGGGTTGAGTTTATAGGCGACGTTTGGCAAGATTCACTGGTCTGCCACTATTGTTACGCAACGCAGCGAAGGAGGCGATTGAGAACGTTTACAAACACGTTACCACTTCACTCCAACACTGTTTCCCTCCGATTTGCTCGACTTCTCGACGCAAAGGAAAGGAAAAGTAACACTAGTCCATTTGGCTTCAGCCTGTCTTGGGATGGTCTATCCGCAAGACAGTATGGCATCCTTTCAGCACTAGGGATCACTAGATCCCGTCGGTAGCTGTTCGGGTGGATCGCGCTGTGTTCCAGACAAGGTTTATCCTTTGGAAAGGTAGGCCCTAACACGGTGTTAAACTTCCAGATAATTCAGAAAGTCAACCATGTTTCAGATCATTTTGTGTATCTGGTAGCCATGGTTGGCTCCGTAAGGAGATAACCTATGGCATTTCCAGATCCACAAACTGTCACTGTTAATTCAGTCGCAAAAGTTATGGCTCTCATTTTGAGCGATGGCTCGAATGTGAATAACATTCGAAAAATCTATCAGTTGAGTGACCAAACTTTCACCCTTACAATATCTCAACAGACATTGAAGAAGGGTGGCAAGACGAAACTAAACTCAATGGTTCGTCTTGATCAGCGAAAGATAGTCGCAAATCCTCTCGGCGGTGCCGATGCGGATAGTGACTATGATACGCAGAGTTGGTGGTTCGTTTACGAGAGGCCAGAATATGGCTTCGACGCAACCGAGTGCGCCAACCTGGGTACAGGCCTAAAAACCTGGCTGGATTCGACAGCAATGGGCAAACTCTTTGGCCGTGAGTCTTAAGGAGACAAAATGAAAGCATCTACTAAGAATATACTTAAAGATGCATCACTTGCTGCCTTGATGGCTGTTATGTCTCACTTCCTTGCTAAGCTTCAAAAACCTAGCGTGGATGATGAGCGTACAACCTCACCTGCGAAGACGCAGTTGCGCAGCGATTGATTTTTGTCAACCCTTCTGATAAACCAAGGGGTTTATTGACGGTCGTGAGCAATCACGTAGCATGATCTGTTCGTGGCTTGATACTGACCTCTAAAGCAGGAGGCCGTATGAAAAGCAACGAAGAGTTAAATGCTCTAAGTGACTACCTGAATTTGGCACAATGTATCCTTCAGGATGCTAGTGCTAGATGCACCGCTACAGTCTTTGATTTGCGTGATCTGATGACCATCAGAGCACGTGTCGAAACGGAGGGCTTGTCATTTCTGACAATTACCCTTCCTCGATTTTCTCGGGACTTTGAACAAGCCCTCGAAAACCGTGTATGTGGGCCAGCGCTCTTTCGCGGTTTTAAACGCGTAAAGAACGGAGTAATCCCTGAATTTCTTCAAGGTATACTCGCCCAAATTTTCGACATAAAGACAGGAGAGATGTACAATGATGACCCCCAATCAAATGCTGGAGGTATTGTCCCTCGTTTTTCTACTCTTGTTGAAATTGTACGGCAGCTATGCCGTATTTTTCAAAAAGTTAGAATCGACTGTGCCCCGAAAAGGGTTAAGTCAGCGTTGGACAACTACATCAAAGTTGAGCACGACTTTGAGACGTTTTCACTCCAAGACGAAGATATGGCCAAGTTTTTGGCCATTTCTAGTATGCTCTGGGATAATATGGTTGCTGATTTTCAGATCAGCGACATATTACCGAAGCATGGGCCTGGAGCTACTGCCGAAAGGATTTCTGGGAACCAGAAATACGTTTGGCGTAGGTGGCACCAACGGCTTGAGCCTTTCTTTCCTATTATCGGTTCTGGTTACTCTCTCGGAGTGGTTCATGATCACTCTGACGAAGGAAAACAGATCGGTATGGCAGAAGAGCTCGAGATGGTTTCGTTGGTTCCAAGGAACGAAGAACAACCCGTCAGGGTTGTTACTGTTCCTAAAACGCTTAAGTCGCCCCGTATCATCGCTATTGAGCCCTGCTGCGTACAATATACGCAACAGGCTCTTCAGAAATGGCTTTACGCCAGGATCGAAGAGTACTCGTTGACTTTTGGCCGAATTAATTTTCGGTCTCAAGAGGTCAACCAACGCCTTGCGATGACTTCGTCTGCGAATGGTCGGTTAGCAACGATCGATCTTTCCGACGCATCTGACCGGGTTCCGGCAGATCTTGCGTTGGCCATGTTTAATGGAAATCCTGATTTAAGGGATGCCATTGAAGCATGTCGTTCGACGACTGCGCACCTTCCTGATGGTCGACACGTCGGTCCTTTAAGGAAGTTTGCGTCGATGGGTAGTGCCCTTTGCTTTCCAATTGAGGCCATGTACTTTTACACTTTATGTGTAATGGCCCTCCTTGAGGCAAAAGGTCTCTCCTTATCTATTCGAAACATTAAAAAAGTTTCGAAGGATATACACGTTTATGGAGACGATATCATCGTCCCCACAGACGAAGCGGTTTCGGTCCTTGACACCCTAAAGAAGTACAACTGTAAGGTGAACGTCGATAAGACTTTTATGAATGGAAAATTCAGAGAGTCATGCGGCGTAGATGCTTACGATGGTATATTGGTTTCACCCATATACCTTCGTCGTGAGCCTCCAAGGAGCCGGCGGCATGTTCACGAGTTGATCTCGTGGGTGGCAACTGCTAACCTTTTTGAAAAGAAGGGTTATCAGCATACTGCCCAGTTCATGCTTTCTAAGTGTGAACGTTACTTAGGGAAACTTCCCTATGTATCCGAGACATCTAGTGCACTTGGCCGTATCTCGTTATTCGGCTATAAGCGACCTACCGGAAGGTTTGGTCGAAAATACCATCGTTTTGAAATAAACGCATGGGTGCCGACTCCAGTGTATCGCTCTGATCCACTGGACGGATACGGTGCTCTCGTGAAATGTCTACTAGTGCTTGAACAGCGGAACCCTAGTTCTAGCTCCTCTTTTATGAAAGAAGAAGGTTTCCTTCCTTCTTATCAAGAAGAGAATAAGCTAAGGCTAGCTGGTTTTACCAGCGTTGATAAGGCACAGGTGGATAAGCTTCACTTGAAGCGTTCCGCACTGCACGGCGCAGTAGCATTACATCGCCGTTGGGTGCCTCCCTCATAGGGAGGCAGGGGCCGCGTCCCCGGGGCTGCGAAACTCTCTCACTCTCACCAGAGTGGGTGGAGATTGCAGAGCAGCAGCCCC